CAAGTGCTAAACGTCCGGCCGCAAAAGGACGCAGAAAAACTGTGAAACTCACACCATCACAGGTAGCTATTTCTAAAAGATTAGGTGTGCCGCTAGAAGAATATGCGAAACAATTAGCCGCGAAGGAGGTATAAGCATATGGAAAAGAAAACTAAAAAAACTTCCCGCGTGAGTCAAACCAGGGTTAAACAAGAAAGACCTAAAGTTTGGACTCCTCCATCATCACTAGATGCACCGCCTGCGCCAGACGGTTACAGACATAGATGGATACGCGCCGAAAGTATGGGTCAAGACGACTCAAAAAACATGTCGGGCAAAATGCGATCTGGATGGGAGCTTGTAAGAGCTGATGAATATCCAGATAGTGATTATCCAAGTCTTAACGAAGGAAGATACGCAGGAGTGATCGGGGTTGGTGGCCTATTGCTGGCTAGGATACCAGAAGAAGTCGCAAAGTCGCGTGAAGCGTACTTTCAACAAAAGACAGCCGACGGAAACGAAGCTATCTCAACCGACTTACTGAAGGAACAGCACCCAAGTATGCCGATCAACGAAGATCGACAGACTCGTGTAACTTTTGGTGGTACAAAGAATAACTAATTATTTAGTAATTCCTACCCACTGCTAACAACAAACCTTTAAGGAGGATAACACTATGGCTAATGTAGATAGCCCTTTTGGTCTAAGACCTATTGGTAACACTGTTGGTAGTTCTGACTTTCAGATGACGGAATATCTTATTCCGGACAACGAAGGCACATCAATTTTTCAGGGAGACCCTGTAGAGATTGATGATAACAATGCTGGATTTATCGCTGTTCAAGAAGCAGTGACAAATGTAGATAACATTGGTGTCTTTAATGGATGTTTGATTGACAGCGACCCATCAACAGGGAAGCCTAAATTCTCTAACTTCTATTCTCAAACGAATATTACGCAGGGAAAAATAAAAGGATTTGTATTCGACAACCCGTATCAGAGATATTTGATACAAGGTGACTCGGCTACATCTTCCGCACAAACAGACGTTGGTAAAGTTGCTGACACTGTTGCTACTCACTCAGGTTCAACTACTACTGGTATTTCTGGTATTGAGTTGGATGTTTCTGATCTAGCAGCAACTGACGGACAGTTAAGAGTAACTGGCTTTACAGGCGATCCATCAAATAACGAAATTGGCTCAACTCATGCGAACTATGTAGTGTATTTCAATGAGCATGCCTATAACCATAACGAATAATAGCAGGAGGATTTAAATCATGGCTATATCAAGACAACAACTAGCTAAAGAGCTAGAGCCAGGTCTGAATGCATTATTCGGACTTGAGTACCAAAACTACGAAAATCAACACGTTGAGATTTTCGATATAGAGACAAGTGACAGAGCTTTTGAAGAAGAAGTAATGTTATCTGGTTTCGCAAACGCTGCTGTTAAGTCAGAAGGTGCTGCAGTTACTTTTGATACTGCGAACGAAACTTTCACTTCTCGTTACTCACACGAGACAGTTGCCCTTGCTTTCGCAATTACTGAGGAAGCAATTGAGGACAACTTGTATGACAAGATTTCGACTCGTTACACAAAAGCACTAGCAAGATCTATGGCTAACACGAAGCAAATCAAAGGAGCTAACGTTCTGAACAACGGATTTAGCAGTTCATTCCCAGGCGGTGATGGTAAGGAGCTTTTCGCTACTGACCACCCTACACAAGCAGGGGACGCTAAAAATGAATTGACTACGTCTGCTGATTTAAGTGAAACTTCACTAGAACAAGCTTTAATTGACATTGCTGCGTTTACAGATGAGAGAGGCTTAAAAATTGCTGCTCGTGGATTGAAACTAATCATTCCATCTGAGTTACAGTTCACAGCTGAACGAATCATGAAATCAGCTAATCGTGTCGGAACTGCTGATAACGATTTAAATGCGATTGCATCTAAAGGAATGATCCCACAAGGATACGTGGTAAACAACTTCCTAACTGATACAGACGCATTCTTTATCAAAACAGATGTTCCTAACGGTCTTAAAATGTTTGAAAGAGCACCTATTAAAACCGCAATGGAAGGTGACTTTGACACAGGTAACGTAAGATACAAAGCTAGGGTA